TATATTAAACTTATTGCCGGCCTTACCGGCACGCCGTCTCCTAACGGCCTTTTGGATTTATGGCCTGAAATGTATTTGCTGGATGAAGGGAAAGCACTTGGGCGAACCCTGACCGGTTACAGGGACCAGTATTTTCTCCCTGATAAAAGAAATGCGCAAACGATTTTTTCCTGGAAACCAAAACCAGACGCCGAAGAAGCAATCTATAAAAAACTGGAAAGCCTTTGTATCAGCATGAAAACCGCTGACTACTTGCAGCTTCCAGAAAGGCTTGATATTCGGCATGAAATAGAGACTTCGGAAGATACGCTTTCCTTATACCGTAAGTTGGAAAAGGATATGCTTCTTCCCTATGACGACGGTGATATTGACGCAGGTTCCGCGGCAATTCTGGTAAATAAACTTTTGCAGGTGGCCGGAGGTGCGGCGTATAACGAAAATGGCGAGGTAAAAATTTTACATGACGAAAAGCTGAATACCTTAGACAGTCTTATTGAAGAAGCAAACGGGCAACCTATTCTTCTATTCTATGCGTATAAGCATGAGCGCGACAGAATTATGGAGCGACACCCAGAAGCGGTTGACGTAAAAGACCGTTCGGCTGTAAAAGAATGGAACGCCGGGCATATTCCAATTTTGCTGGCCCACCCGGCAAGCGCAGGTCATGGACTTAATTTACAGTTTGGCGGTCATATCGTGATATGGTATGGCCTACCCTGCAGCTTAGAACTTTATCAGCAGGCAAATAAGCGGGTACACCGTATGGGCCAGAAGGAAACTGTATTGATTCATCATTTACTTATGAAAGGAACGGCCGATACCTGGGTGCTGGACCAGGTACTTGCGCCTAAGACGGAACGGCAGAACGCTTTACTTGACGCTTTGAAAGCAAGAATAAAGGAGGTAACCCCATGACAGAGAAACAGAAAAAACTTTTGGCCGAAAGTCCGGTGGAATTTTTAAAAAGCTGCTGGTATCATAATCAGTGGATAAAGTTAAAACTAGAAGAAATCCGGCATTATAGAGATATTGCCGAATCTATCACGGCAGAGATTAAGGAAGTGACTACTTTTGGCCTGACGCCGTCCTGTAAGGTAGAAAATTGTGTCGTGGAGATTGTGAGCATACAGGAAATGCTTCAGGCACGGGTTAAGGAATTACGGTCAGACCTTGACGCTGTACAGGAAGCTATTAACCTTCTGGAAGATGAAACGCAAATATTGCTAATGGACGCAAGATATATTCGGCATATGAAATGGGAAGAAATAGCGATATTACTTTCTTACACTCACCGGCGTACACTTCAAATTCACAGTAAGGCGTTAAAAGAAATTTCAAAAAGAATTATTTCGCTTTAATTCACATATGACTTGCGTTATTATGTAAAATGTCGAAAACGAAACGACAATCAAACGAGAACGGGTCCGCGTCAGATTGCTGCACGGGCCTGTTTTTATGTGAAAGAAGGTGAAAACTGTGGCGCAAAGGAAGTTGAATCCAAAACAACAGCGCTTTGTAGAAGAATATCTGATTGACCTGAACGCCACGCAAGCGGCAATTCGGGCTGGTTACTCGCCGAAAACAGCTACAGCGATTGCGAGTGAGAACCTTGCAAAGCCTAATATTTCGGCGGCTATCGCATGCGCAATGGCCGAACGGAGTAAAAGAACCGGCATTACCCAGGACCGAGTTCTTGAAGAACTGGCGAAGGTTGCATTTATAAAGCTGACTGATATTGTTGACGATACCGGGAAAATTAAAGCGGACGCGACAGACGAAGACAGAGCCTGTATTGAATCTATTAAATATAAGCGCACGGACACAGATACAGGATATAGCGAAGAACGTGAGGTAAAGGCCTCCCCTAAGCTGAAAGCCTTAGAGCTGATCGGCCGTCACCTTGGCATGTTTGAGTCTCATTCTTCTAAAGAACAGTTAAAGCTCAATCGTGAAAAATTCGAGTATGAAAAAGAAAAGGCCGCCGGAGCTTTTCAGGAATACGAGGATATGGACGGCATAGAGCAGGATATTTATGGCGGCAACGAAGACGAATAAAAAGCGTAAAACTATCCATTTCAACTTCGGCGAAGAACATAAAGAATATATCCGGCAATGCCGTTTCAATACCTTTAATATATTGGAAGGTGCGGTACGTTCCGGTAAAACTGTGGATAATGTTTTTGCTTTTGCGCATGACCTGAAAACGGCGCCTGACAGAATCCATCTTGCTACAGGGTCCACCATAGCAAATGCGAAGCTGAATATCGGAGACGCAAACGGCTTTGGTCTGGAATACATTTTCAGAGGTCAATGCCGTTGGGGTAAATACAAAGACAACGAAGCTCTTTTTATCAAAGGGCCTTCAACGCAGAACCAATTACGCATTGTTATTTTTGCCGGCGGTGCAAAAGCTGACAGCTATAAGAAAATCCGTGGTAATTCCTATGGCATGTGGATAGCCACAGAGATAAATCTACACCATGACAATACCATTAAGGAGGCTTTTAACCGGCAGCTTGCAGCTAAAAAGCGTAAAATATATTGGGATTTAAACCCGGAGCACCCTAAAGCTCCTATCTATGTGAAGTATCTGGATGTTTACCAGAAAAAAGCTACGGAAGGTACTTTGCTTGGTGGCTACAATTACCGGCATTTTAATATTTTCCAGAATATCAATATTCCTAAAGAGCGCCTGGATGAAATCATCAGTCAATATGAGCCCGGGAGTATATGGTATATTCGGGATATTGACGGTAAACGCAGTATTGCAGAAGGCTTGATCTATGTCAGGCTTGCTACGGCAATCGCTGCAAATGCTGATACCTTTCTTATGCCAAAGGTAGAGGTTCAAAAGCTCCTTAAAAAAGGCGAAATAACCGAGATTACCGTAGGCGTTGACTTCGGTGGTAATGGTTCCGGCCATGCTTTTGTGGCTACTGCTAAAACGGTACGTTATGACTCTCTGATTGTGCTAAAATCCCGGCGCTATGTAGAGGGTGAACCTGACCCCGATAACCCTAGCCGGAAGCTGTATGACATTGACCCGGATATGCTTGCTACTCTCTTTTTGAGATTTGTACAATCAATCATTACTGATTATGGCTTTGTTTCTAAGGTTTATGCAGATTCGGCCGAGCAGGTCCTTATGCGTGGGCTACATACGAAATTGAAAAGCAACGGGCTTGGCAATATACGGGTTGTGAATGCTTTAAAGAGTAAGATAACCGGCCGGATATTTGCGGCGATTATGTTAGCGGCGCAGACACGGCTTTTCTATACAGAGGATTGCGAATCATGGAAAGAAGCTATCAGCATGGCTGTATGGAATCCTAAAAGCCTGGAAATGGAACGTCTTGACGACGGTTCCTCTGATATTGACACGCTGGACGCCTTTGAATATACCTATGAGCGGGATATTAAGAAATATACAAGGGGGTGAGTGCTACGGCGGTTAAAGATTTTATAAGGAGGTTGCTGAATAAAATGCTACCGAAAACAGATTTTGAGAAAAAGCTGAACGTAAAAATTGCGACTTCCAATATTATGGATAATGCAATTAAGCTCTGGCTTGATATGTACGGAAATCAGCCGCCCTGGCTTGGCGGTAAAGCAAATGTTAAATGCCTGAATCTCCCGGCCGCAATATCCGAAGAACTGGCCCGGCTTGTGCTGACAGAATTTGATTTTGAAATATCCGGCAGCGCAAGAGCTGATTTTATACAGAAATCGCTTAAAAACTTTTTGGATAATTTAAGCGGCACAGTTGAGCTGTGGTGTGCTCTTGGTGGTATCGTAATAAAACCATATGCAGCAGGTTCTGGCCTTAATCCTGACAGTATTTACCTTGATGTGGTTCAGGCTAACAGATTTTACCCTACCGCTTTCGACTCCAACAAACGAGTTACCGGCGCAATCTTTTTGGAAACAAAGAGAATCGGCGATTATATGTACACACGATTAGAGCACCACAATCTGGAAGGTACGCATTACACGGTTATCAATAAGGCTTTTCGCTCGGAGCGCCTTAATACGGCGCATACCGAAGACGATCTTGTTATAAGCGCAACGCAGCCCTTCCTTATGGAAGTGGAACTTGATACGGTTGACGAGTGGAAAGGTCTTGAGCCGATTGTGGAAATGGACGGTATCGAACGTCCGTTTTTTGTATATATCAAAGTGCCGAGAGCAAATAATGTTGACCCGCATTCTCCGCTTGGCGCGTCGGTGTTTTCTCGTGCCGTTGATGTCATTGAAGAAACTGACAAACAGTTTTCCCGGATTTTATGGGAATACAGGGCGACCGAAGCCGCGATTGACGCGGATGTATCTCTTTTTGACACAGACACAGATGGAAAACCCATTCTTCCAGAGGGTCAAGAACGGTTATTCAGGAATTACGACTTTGAGGGTTCCGAGAACAGCGGCTTTTTGAAAGAATTTTTGCCGACAATTCGCGACAGTGCTTTGTTTAATGGCCTGAATGAGTTTATTCGTAAGATTGAATTTCTTTGTAGTCTTGCTTATGGTACACTGTCAGACCCGAATGACGTTGCAAAGACAGCTACCGAGGTAAAAGCGTCAAAGCAGCGTTCCTATACAGCAGTTTTCAAAATGCAAAAAGCCTGGGATTCTGCTCTTGACGATATAATCGCCATTATGGACACGCTTTGTACGCTTTATAACATTGTTCCTGCTGGTGTTATTGATAAAACCTGTACTTGGGGCGACGGTATTTTAGAAGATACAGACGCAGAATATCAGCGCCGTTGGGCTATGGTCCTTGCCGGTAAAATGAAGTTGGAAAAATTCTACATGTGGTACTTTGGTTGTAGCGAAAAGGAAGCTCTTGACTATATTCCTGACGCACCTGTTTATCCGCCGGTTGAATAGAGGTAGCTGCCTATGCAAACGCCAGAATACCTTGACACCTGTACAGATTATCTACTTGGCATGTTTGATTCTTTACAAACTTCGATTGCCGAAGATCTGGCACGGCGAATAATAAAAACCGGTACGCTAACAGACACCGCAGAATATCAGGCGAAACGGGCGCAACACGCCGGCGCTTTACTACAGGACACTGCGGAAAAAGTAGCGGCTATGTCTGGCCTTACCGATCAGGAGATCATGCGGTTATTTACGGAGGCCGGGCTTACCAATATGGAAAATGACGCCCAGCCGCTCCTAAAAGCGGGATATGATATAGATTTACGCCTCTCTCCTGCTATGTCAGCGCAGCTTGAAGCTGCGATTGCCAAAACCCAGGGAGATATGCGGAATTTAACCATGACAACCGGCTCCACCGTTACAGGGCAATACCTGGAAGCTACTAACCTTGCCTATATGAAAGTATCGTCCGGCGCGTTTACTTATTATGACGCAATCGCCGAAGCAATACGGCAATCGGCAAAGGAAGGGAGCTTTGTCAACTATACTTCTGGAGCGAGGTCAAGAATGGATGTAGCTGTAAGGCGTTCCGTTCTTACTGGCGTAAATCAGACTTGCGGCAAATTGACAGAGGCCTACTCCGCGGAACTTGGTGCTGAATATTATGAGGTTTCAGCGCATTCCGGGGCCAGAGAGTCTCATGCTTTTTGGCAAGGCCGGGTTTATAAGATTGAGGGGCATGCTCCCGGCTATCCAAATTTCCGGGACACTACACATTACGGTAGTGGCGACGGCCTTTGCGGTTGGAATTGCCGGCACAGTTTTTATCCATACTGGCCGGGCATCTCTAAACCGGCATACACAAAAGAAAAATTGGAATGGTATAAAGCTAAACGCTTTGAATATAACGGTGAGAAGCTCACAGATTACGAGTGTTCGCAGATACAGCGGGCGTATGAGCGTAAAATCAGAGAATCAAAAAGAATTCTCGCTAGCTATGACGCCGCAATTAAGGCTGACCCTGGTTCCTTAACCGCAAAAAGTCTTGAAAGCAAATTTCAGAAAGAAAGCGCGGCATTGAAAAGTACCGAAGCCGAAATGAAAGATTTTTGCAGACAGACAAACCGAAAACCTGACAGCAAACGAACTCAGGTTGCGGCTCATATGGACAGCGAAGGCCGTATTGTTAATTTTGGACGCTCTCCAAGCATGAAAGCGGTATGGGCAAACCGAAAAGCAACGAAGTGACAGGAGGCCCATATTCGCATTTTAAGGCCTTAGGCTGATAAATCATAAGCCAGGCCCATAAAACGCGAATATGGAGACCGTGGACGTCCTGGGGAGCATATAAACGGAGGCAGGATATGACAAATGCGAAAAGTGGTTTTACTTAGCCGCCTGGCGGCTGGTTATGATACAGACAGATTCATATTTGAGTATAACGGAAAAAGAATCAAAAAATATTATGGGAGCCGGCTCACAGACCTACAGGCTAAGAGTCAGCTCCTGATTGATTTAGGAGGAAAATCCTATGAAGAAAGCGGAATTATTCGCGCAGTATCAGGAGGCAAAGGACACGGGAAAAGAAATTGATTCCGTGATTCTTTATATCCATATGCCTGGCGGCGAAGAAGAAATTATTATCAATCCGGCGGTTGCGGATAAGATGGACTATATCGGCCGCACCTACAATGATGATCTGGTTCATACGGGTTGCAAAGATATTTATATCGTTAATGCGATCTTTACCATTAACGAAGGCGAGGGTTGTGATTTTGGCTCGGCTCTTGACGCGCTGAAAGACGGGTGCAGAGTTGCCCGGGTAGGTTGGAACGGTAAAGGTCAGTATATCGAATTGGCCGAGAATATCAGCTTCCAGAACCGGTGCAGTGAAATTATCAACTGCGACCATGAAAATATCGGCAATAAGGCAATCGCCTTTGTGGGTACTTCCGGGGTCCAGATGGGCTGGCTTGCTTCCCAGGCAGATATGCTTGCCGATGATTGGATTATTTTGGATGAACCCGATACTGCGGCCGAAGCTGGCGAGTCAGCCGGTCAGGACGGCGATGCTCCTACGCTCATGCCCGCAGCACTTTAGGAAGGCGGTGATCCCCGTATCTCCCGTCTGTAGGTAAAACAGAGGCCCA